CCTTGCCTTCATTGGCTACTAATGTTGTTTCTACGCTTGAGACTGTTCCAGAGTAGAGATTCGCATTCTGTAAGGCTGTGTCTGCTGCTGCTTGGGTCAGCCCTACCAAACTTGGAACTGTGGCAAGAGTGTTCACATAAACTGTGTAGTTAACGCTGCTATCAGTCTGGACCTGAGTACCTGATACAGGGAAGGTTGACTTAATCTTTCCATCTAATGCTTCATTTGCTGTGGCTTCAGTTGTTCTGGTTCCTACAGATAGGTTGAGTGGTGACAATGCTGTGTAGATATCATTCTCATCAGTGTTAACTAAATTAGGTACTGTGACATAAGCCTTCTGAATGTAGTAGTCATAGATAACTGAGGTGCCTTGGTCTTGCTCTGTACCTGCTTGAGGGAACTGAGAACCTGCTACAACCTTACCTACAAGTGTTCCATCATAGGTTTCTACTGTATCTAATGGACTTCCCACTACAAGGTTTGCTGTAAGAATTGCTTGGTCTGCAGCACTCTTTAGTAGTCCCCCCACATTTGGAACAATGGTTGTTGGTTGTACAAAGTTATAAAGTTTTACAGAGACATTGCTGAACTCTGCTAAGGCTTCTCCTGCTGCAGGTATCTGAGAATCAATAACTACCTTGTCATCATTAGCAAGGACTGAAGTTACTTCATACCCTGCAATTGTGTAGCCAAAATTAAGTGGGTCAAGAATGGTATTAAGTTCTGTTGTGGTTTTTAAATCTAAATCAGGGACTATGTGTGTAACAGGAGGTGGTGGTGGAGGTGGAGTAGGAGCCTCTATAGACCACTTAACTACCTGTGAAACATCTCCATCTGAAACAGCAGTAGGCAACCAAGAGATACTTGTTCTTGCCTTTAACTTTGAGTTAGTAATCCAAGCAGACCCATTCCACACCTTAAGTGCTTTCTGCGTTACCCAGTTACTGCCATCCCAGACCTTTTGCATCTGTCTATGACCACCTGATTGGTGCAATGTTCATGTAAGGATTAACTACTGAAACAGTTCCTGCACCTGTCTTTCTTGCTACAGGTGTAACTACTGTTGAACCTGCGTTAAATATTGCATAGAAATCATTTGATGCTGAGTTCTTCCCCTGTACATAAGAGGTGGCTGCATCTGCTGCTCCCATTGCTCTTGTAGTGGCACCTGATAGTTGGACTCCATAGTTAACACCTGCTGTGTTATCACCTACTGGTTCTACAACTCCATAAGAAACATGTACCCAAGCAGGTTCAGTTAATGTAATTGTCTGTCCTGTTAGGTTAGCAAGGGCTTGATAGGTACCTGTGTTAGTAATTGTTTCCGTACCCTCGTAAGAATACTTAGCAGGATTGGGTAACACTGCATCTGTATCAAACCAAATCTGTCCAACCTGTGGTGCTGAAGGTGCTGCTGCTTGTACAACTGCAAGTCCACCTACTGAACCCCAAGTGTTATCAGCCTTCTTAACATAGAACGCATGGTCTGCTTCTACATAGGCTGCATTAACTGATACTGATAATCCTGTTAGTTCTGCAAAGGTATCTACTTGCACAACCCCATTGTCTTGCACATCAAGTAGTTGTTCTGCTGTGAGAACATTACCGTCTGCGAATTCTATATATCTAATTGTCATATAAATCTACTCCTTGGAAACAATATAAATTTTACTCTCCATGTATCTTGGTCAGCATTGAAGGTGTGTTGCACTCCAATGGTTGTAAGAGTCTCTTCATAAGTAAATGAGTCTGTCTTATGATGAATCTTTATTCTGTCCAATATCTCTGAAGATGCTGCAATTGAAGGGTTTTTCTTACCATCCCATTCAATTTCCTTAACCAGTGGTGTTGGTTTCTGCCATTTGTTAAGAATGTTATTTGCCCATGTTGTGTGGAAGTTCTCATCTTCTGCAAGATTAAAGTTGGTTTCAACATTCATTGCATGAGTGCCGTATCTATTGATAAGGGCTTGTCTCCTCTTAGGCTCCATTACATCTGAAACTATCTTCTCTACCGTTTTAAATTCACCATAGAAAGTCTCTGGGTCTTCTTCAAATGACTTTGTGAAATAACCGTACTTGTTAGTTCCTGAAACTTCATTGATAGTTGATTGGATGTTGTAGTCAAGGGCAATGTTCTTATATCCATACTTAGTAGGGTCCTCATTGTTAAACTCCATGAGTGTTGTACCTGTAGGGATAGTCTCTGATGCATAGCACTGAAGGGTTCCATCCTTGTCATAGAATAAGAATCCACCTTCTGTATTAGATGCAAGGATTAAGGCTTCCCATAGTGTTCTGTCATCTTCCCAGTAACCATGTTTAATCTTTCCCCCACCATGAATAGTCTTAGGCATATCTTCTTTACCTGCATTTGAGAACAGAGTAGAGATGCGACCATTCCAAGTCTGAGAACCATTTGCTGAAAGGCTTGATAATTTTGTTGTTGTTTGTTGTAGGTCTGCAATAGGGTCCATCACATCAAACGAGATAAGTGGATTGTTCTTGTCACTTCTATAATCAACAAACTGATTATTCATTCTTCCTTGGAATATAATTTCATCATTCCTGCGTAGGCGTACCTTTGTCTTAGGAACCATATAAATATTTACATTTGGGTCAAGAGTTTTATTCCTTGTAACAATGTGCATGACCCCTACAGAAGGCACAGGAAGGGCATAGGCACCTGTATAGGTGTCCACCCCTCTCTTTATATCAATGGAGAGAACACCATCCATAATCTCTGTCCACTCATATAAATTGTCATCCATGAGTTGGGCATCTGATGCAATGACTGCAAGATTTATTCTGTCTGTACCCAGTGTAAATAGACCATCTACAAAGGTTCTAAGTTCTAATGTTAATTCGTCTTGTAATTTCATCTACCGTTCACACCTGCGTACTTATCCAATGCTGCACTAACAACTCTTCCAAGTTCATATGAATCAGTACCCAAACCAGCAGAGATGTTTACTGTGATGGTCTGTGCAGATGCTGAAGGGGAGGCAAATCCAACTCCACCTAAAGGAGATAACTCCATAGGTATCTGAAGGCTCTTGCCTAAATCTTTTACGCTGTTTACTGCTAAGTAAGCAGTCTTATCAATACCTTTAATCAAGCCTTCTGTTATGCCTGAACCCACTGCCATGAACACCTTTGATGGTGAGTTAATTCCAAGGAAGTTCTTAATGCTACTTGTAATCTTTCCTGCTAATTCTTTTACCTTTTCTATGGCACTGCCAATCATTCCACCTATACCGTTGATGATTCCCTTGATGAGGTCCTTACCAATGTTGTAGAAGGTTGAACCAAGTCCCCTGAAGAATCCAACAACATTCTCAATCATCTGTTTAAATGGCTTTACCAAATCTACATCTTTAAACAAATCCTTAATAAACTTTACAAACCCATTCCAGAGTTCCTTAATCTTCTCGCCACCCTTTTTAAATGCAGCACTTACATCATCCCAGTGTCTGATAACCAAGATGATAATTACTATCAAAGCAGCAATTGCAGTAATGATAAGTCCAACTGGATTAGCATTCATAACAATGTTCAATAGAATGTTTGAGATGGTCAAGCCTTCAACTGCTTTCTTCCATCCCTGCAAGAATGTAATAAACTTAATTGCTACTCCAGCACTAACCATTACAAGGATAATGTCTCTCATATCCTTAAAGGCATTATTAACTGAAGTTATACCTTCAGCATTTGTATCAGTAAAGAAATCAAATAGTTTTTCAAACCCTTTAAGCAGTTTGTCACCAATAGCATCTTTAATTTCATTGAATGTAAATGAGAGTTTCTCCCATGGAGTCGTAAGTTTCTGTGCTTTCTTTATGAACTCTTCACTGGTTAGGAAGTTCATCATCCACTCAACTGATTTACCTGCTTTAAATGCAGCATCAAATGATTTCTGTTGCTCTTCAGTAAGTTTGATTCCAAGGTTCTGAATCTCAGTCATTGTTATCTTGCCGTCTTTAAGTGCCTTTAATACCTTTGCTGACATTTCATCAAGAGGAACATTCATAACCTTTGAGAGGGCAATGGTTCCTGCTGCTATATCTGCTGCAAGTGGGTCAAGTTCTGCTCTAAGTTTTCCTCTTAAATCAAGTACTAACTGAGCAACTGCTCCATCATCAACATAGAACATCTTTGAGATGCCATTAACTTTTTCAACTATTGCATCTGCTTCTGCACCATATTCAAGTGCCAGAGCAGCGAAAGTCTTCTTCTCTTCTTCTGCACCCTTGATTGCATCCTTAAACCAAGAGATACCAACAGATAAACCAAATGCTGCTGCTATGCCTTTGAAGGCACCTGAAATCTTATTTACTGAACCAGTAAGGGAGTTGAGTTTAGAGTTAGTCTCATTGACACCTCTAACAAGACTGCGTGTATCCGCAACAATGTCTACAACTATATTGTTAGCCATTTTTCTTCTTTACCCCCTTCGTAATCCATACAACTTCTTCATTTGTTAACTCCCAGAATTGTGTTGGTGTGTATCCTGTGGCTGCACAGAAGTCACCCATGAGTTCTAAGAGGTTGTCACTTTTGGGAGTTCGCTAACTCCTGTCAGTATCTGAATCTCTTCTATACTCATGTCCTCAACTTGTTCCCAAGTTAAGTCTGGGTTTGTCTTTCTTCCCATAACTAATCCAATAGCCATAGTTAGTTTTACCTTTGAGCCTGTATCCCATTCATCCATATTTAGACCTGTGAGTAGTTCTACTTCAGCAAGGTCCCTCATCTTTAAATTTCCAATGTCCATTAATTGCCTCCAATGTATTTTCTTCTTATTGAATTCAGGTTTGCTACATACTGTGTTCTTGTATATTCCCTGTTTGTCCATGCTGCTCTTCTTAGGAATGGTTGTGCTTGGATATTTCTTTGTGCCCATCCATATTCCTGAACACCTGCATATGGAACCTTCGCTCCACCTGCTTTGATTTGTACTTTTTGTTTTGCCTTGTTTGCTCTAATAGAACTTGCAAGTGCACCTGTTTGTTGTGGTGCAATGGCAGAGGCTGTCTGTGCGACCTTAGAACCAATAGCGTAGTTTGCTTCCTTTAAGTCTTGAACAGCACCTTCGTACTGATTAAAACTTCTAACTACTTCTCTTAATCCTTTAACTGCAACTGTGAACTCTGCCATTGCTACCTAATTACGCTGCTGAAGTTACTTTTGTTGGCTTACCATCAAGTTTGATAGTTAAGTCATAAGTAAAGTATTCCCCTGCTGCTCCACCCATATCAGGAACTGTTTCTGCATATCCTGTTGCTGTGAAGTGTGGCTGTGTTGTTGATGGCGTTGCATTACCGTGTGGTGCAAATACAAGAGCAAGTGATGCTCCTGGAGTTGTGAACAATGAAGTCCATAGAGATGCTGCTGCGAAATCTTGGAATCCTGTTACTGCACATGTGTAATCAAGTGAGTCTGAATAATCTCCAAAACCCATTTCACCAACTGCAGAACTGAAGACCACATTCTTTACTGAGCCTGCATAGTCGGTTCCACCAACTTTAAATACAATGCTCTTTCCTTTTAATCTTGTCATTACTGACCTCCTTGTGAATCTATAGTGATGTTAATGTTTGTACTTAAGTAAGTTGCTCCATTAGCCTCAGTGAGGAATGGCTTATCTACATCTAATTTTGATACTGCCGTGTTTGCCCAAATCAATGGGATGAGTGCACCTAACAAAGTGTCCAGTCCTGTTGTCTCAACATCATTTTGTGCTGTTGGAACAAGAAGAAGAATTCTCCAGTTAGTTGAATAGATTGCATCATATTCATCATCATTAACACTGATGAATGGGATACCTGCTTCAAGGATTGCACAAGGTGCAGTAGGTCTTGCTGGTGAGAACTTATAAACATTCTGCAGTTCTTCTCTAAGGATACTTGCGATATCTTCTTTGATTCCTGCTATGTTCATGCGAACCTCACCATGTAACGATTAAGTAGTGGATAGACACCTGCTAATGGGTCTCTTGCAATACGGATAGGTGCTCCGTCATATGCTGAATACT